CCGAATTTACATATATCTTTAGATTATAAGTAACTCTACCCCACTTAAAGTTACTAGGTAGATATTCTCTTGTCTCTCCTCCAACCGTTATACAGATGTAGGGAAAATCGTTAATCTCATCCCAGAAGCGAAGTCTGGTATCCACATTTCCATGTATATTGACCTTATATGGGGCAATACCATTTAATTGTTCTTTTAGTTGATTGGCGATTGCTTTTTGTATTTGCGATCTAGCACTCATTCTATTTTTCCTCTAGATCCAATTCCACCAAGTCGGACTGCTTTAAAGTTATCACCTATCTGTTTTGCTACCAATTCGCGAATCGATAGTCTAATAAGGCTTCTTGGATCTCGTTTTGCGGATCCTTGTTCATATCCAGGTTCAAAAGTTTGATATGGATAAGTTGCGTAACCGTAAGTTATTGTGTATAATCCTTTTGAACTTTGCGTTACGTTACTTATCTTTACAGAATCGGCAAATCTACCGGTTCGGTATATTAGCCGCGGACTTACCATATTTTGTTTTACTTGTGCTCTAATATTAGTCTGCAGCATAGTAAGAATTTCAGAAAGTGATGTACCAGAACTAGAAGCTGTCGCAGTTATAGATAGTTGTCCAGAAGGTTTTACTATTGCAGTTTTTTTCCTAACTTCTACTTTAACTTGTTTTTGTTTTTTAGAATTATTTTTTTCAGTAGAATTAATTTTTATATTATTACTTATAGTAGCTGAACTTTTGCTTGTATGTTTATATTTTTTACCTTTAACGGCGGCTTCCAAAGTTTTTTCTACTAATTCTGGGTAGCTTGGAGAAGTTTTTATACTAAGTAGTTTCTTTCCGCCTTTTTTAAATATATTTGCTTTCACTAAAGCTGCGTAGGCAGAACTTCCTGCAGGGGACTCCACTAACTTTGCTAATGCTTGATTTGCCTCTGCTGGGTCTTGTACATATACTATACACCCTATATTTAAAATTTTAAGTATACCTGATTCTCCTGCGGAAGTGCTGCTAGTTACGTTTAATTTTAATAAAGCTGTATTCTTAGATATAGTATCAGATAAATCTTTTCTTTTTCTTACTTCTGTTATACGATTATCATTTTCACCTATGCTAGCTATAGTAGAATCTGCTATACGTTTTTCTAGTATTCTTACTAAGGCATTATTTATATTATTACTAATAGCTGTATGATTAACTTTTTGAAGCACATTTCTAAATATAGTTAAAGAAGCTATAGAAGGAGTTAAGTTTTCATGACTTAGTTGGACATTCTTTATTGCATTATTAATCTGTTTATTTAATGCCTTTAACGCTTTATTTAAAATTCGGTTATTCAAGAATGAGTATATATTTATAGGATTTTTAACATTTTCTAACCCTTTAATACCCAAATATTTTACATTTACTATGTTTAGTCCAACTAAATTTTCCGGTTTAAAATCATTAGAGTTATATATTAAAATTTGTAGTGAAGGTAGGTCGTTATTATTTTTCTTATCGTCACTTACCTTATTTTTAATTTTAACTTCTAATTCAGAAGATGAAACCGTAGAAGATACTTTTAATTTTTTCTTACTAGTATTCGCATTACCTATTATTGACCTTTTATAAATATCACATAATGCGGCTACTGTTTTTTGTTTATCTTCTGATTTGCCTTTATTATATTCTTTTACTATTTCTGTTAAATTGAACTGTTGATCTATTACATCATTTGTAAGAGGTACGTAACTTGAAGCATAATCTAATATTGGCCTTAAATCTTCTGCTATAGATCTTCCAGTAGATACTTTCTTCGCTAAAGATGTAAATAGTTTAGGGTTCTTTTCTATCTTATCTTTAAATAATTTTTCTAGTCCTATACTTGTAAAATACTCTCTTATAGCTTCTTTACTCATTCAATCTTCCTATAAAAAGCTAGTATTCTGCGAATATGAGGTGGCAAAGATACTGATTGCATAACGTCGTAATCAATGGTTCTTACGTTATTTGACGATAGTGGCGTATATTCACCTTTATCGTAGTACTTAACAAGATCCATAGTTACTTGCTTTATGTCATCGGGTATAGTTGAATATCCAGCAACGTATACTACGCGAACTTGCTTATTTATATATTTAGAAGTAGCTATAAGCGCTACTGCAGTATCTGTTAACTCAAGTACAGATTCTTCTGGATATAGTCTGTACTCTGTAGAAGCTATTGTTTGAAGAGTCCCATCTAGATCATAGTATTGAACAGAAGTGACTGAAGTAACCGGCATTTGAGTAAGAAAGACGTAGTATCCGTCTGCGTTTAAATCTTCTGTGTAGGTTGCGGATACAAACTTAATTCCACAGTAATTCTTTATAATTTCTTCAACGCGAGTTATTAGTCCTTCTATCTTTCGGTCACCTTCCGTAGATTTAATCTCTGCGTAGTTTTTATATTGTTCTAGAGTAATAAATGCCATTTGGTTCCTCCCAGGCTTATTTTATATTTCAGCCTCTAAAATATAAAGTAAGCCTGGGGCCTTTCGACCCCAGACTATTAAAGAATCAATTATGCTCCGTCAGCGTCATAAGTTACAGTAGCAACTGCTTTTGCTGCTGAAATTATTGAGCTAAATCCTAGACGCTGTGTAGCAACTAGAACGCGGCGCTGTCTTTCAACATCGTAGTCGGACTGTAGAGTAACTCCACGAAGACGTGGTACTAAGAAGTTACGTGGGTTAACAAGTACGATACCTGCTGCGCCATCGGCTTCTGCTGGCATTTCTGGGCTAACTAAGAAGTTAATTCCGTATACACGGCCGACAACACCAGTTAACTTAGTAGCTTGGGAGCCAACTTCGTTTAGACTTGCAAACTCTGTATCTTCTAGTAAGTCGTACCAAGCATCTAGGGAAAGAATACCCATGATGTCATTTGGATTTACTCCATACTTTAGCATCTTACGGCGGGCCGCTACAATGTGAGCTGAAGTGAACTTCGAAGTTCCGCCTGCAATAACTTTTGCAGAAGCAGTACCATCCGCAGCAACTGCAGTGCTTAGTGTGCCTGCACGAATAACTAGACCGTCAGCAAAAGTCTTTGAGCTCTCGCCAGTATCGCTAGCTGAGTTATTATTTAGTAGAGCCCACTCGATTTTACGAGCGTGTGCACGAGCTAAACCTTCGTTGATAAGTGGAAGAATTGGAATAATTGCATCTTCTTCGGTCTCATCTGTTAGGAATGCCTTAGCAGCTAGTTTTGGAGCTGTTAGTGTAACTTCAAGTAAAGTCTTTGTAACTTCTGGATCTGTTGAAGCAGTTGCACCGTAGCTAGCTGAGCCAACCCAATCAGCATAGCCCATATCTGGGTTTACACTGATAACTTGCTTTGCGCTTTGCATAGCAATCTCACGGAACATTGGAGCTACAACTAGTTGTAGTTGAATTTCCTCTTCAAGAGTATTTGAAAGAGTCTGTTCCCATAGGTCACTTGGAGCCTTGAAGCTAGAAGAAGCGTTTGCAGCTGCCTTCTCAAGAAGTTGCTTACCAAGACGTGTCTCGCCAATTTCCTTACGTGTAATTTTTGATAGAAGAACTGCTTCTGAGATAGCTTTCTTATCTAGAGCTACTTCTGCAACATTGCGATCGCCAAACTCTACCTTTGAACGGTCACGAGTAATACGAGCAATCTCTTCTGACTTAGCTATAATATCATTTTGTAGCTCAGCCATTTTTCCAGCGAAAGCTTCTTCGCTCTGCTTCATGCTCTTCTTTAGATCTTCTACTAGAGCTTCTGCACCTGACTTAGCAATAGTTACGATTTCTGCTCTACGAGCAGCTTCAGCGGCTTCAGCACTCTTACGAGCTTCTTCTTCGGACTTCTGCTTAGAAAGTTCGCTGCTTAGAGCCTTGCTGATTAGTTGTTCTAATTCATTTGAATCCATTATAAATTCCTCTTTATGGTTATTTTCTGATTTTTCTTCAGTGGGAGCACCACTAGTTTCGGGTTTGACAAATTTTTGTTTAAACTCAGCAAATTCTGTCTCAGTTTCGAAACATTTTGCTATAGAGAATAGGCTGTCCTGATTTGCAGGTATCGATACTACTGATACCTCATGTAACTCTACATCTTTAATTAAAAATGTATCGGTTCCATTATCATAGTCAGCTTCTTTTACTCTAACTCCTACGGAGAAAGCTTGTAGTACTCCATCTTTAATAAGATCGGTTATGTCTCCAGCAGCTTTAGAGATTTTTGCAGTTATTTTTAAGCCAACTTCATCAACAGTGTAGTCGATCATTTTTCCTATTGGACGCTTATGATCGTGAAATGCTAGGATAACTGGATTTTTTAGATAATTATTTAATCCACCTTTACTCCACGCGTCTTTTAGTATTACGTCGCCTACTCTATCTTTATTAACGGTAGAAGCATAACCTTTAATCGTTAAAGATTGGTCATCTTCGTTTACGCTTTTTTCAACAAAGCTGGCTCTAAGGTGAATTAGTTCATTCATCTAAAGAGTCCCCTTTTGCCCTTTTAAATTGCCTTTTTACAGGCTTAGTTACTACTGGAGGTTGTACAGGTTCGGATACTTGTACTTCCGGTAGCTTGTGCTGTGATACTTCATTAAGCATTACAGCGTATGTCTTAAATTCTTTTTGAATTTCTCTCCAAGTATAAGGTACTGAAGTATTATTCCTGTACTCAGTCCTATCCATTAGACCATGTTCTTTAAAGAATTTAGCTAATGTTGCTATCATTTCTTCACGCATTAGATTCCCCTTGAGAAGGTCTTCCGCCTGCTTGTCCTGCTACGCCAGTAGCTGAGCCAGCAACATTAGCAGGAATTCTTATTTGTGATAGTGCAGGATCTTCAAGAGGGTCTAGTCTCAATTCTATTCTAGCCTCAGATCCTAGCATTATTCCGTTGTTTACTAGAGATGTATAGTATTCTGATACGTCTTTAAGTTCTGGCCTTAATGCTATAATGTCTGTTAGATTAGCAGCTAAGTCATATGAGAAGAATCTCTCATAAGCATTTAAAAACGTTTTTATTATTGGTATGATTGTTGTTATATAAAATAGTTTTAAATTTGGAGTAATGTTTGCATTGTTGCCAGCATTTAATAGTATTGGAGGAACTCCAATAGCTTTTAAAATTCTTTCTTCATGACCAGTTACTGAACTTTCAAAGTCTAACTCTTTGAAGTTAGTTGTAGATACTTTATCTATCTCAAGTCCACCATCAAGTATTAAAGGACGTCTTCCGCCACTAGTTGGGCTATATCTTTGTGTCCAAGATCTTAATATTCTATCTTTTACTTTCTGGCTAAATATATCTTTTGTCTTCAATACTAAACCAGGCACTGCTCCATTGTCAAAGAAGTTTTGTTGGAATGTTAGCATTGAATACATTGTATCAATACTGTGTTGAGCAGACTTCAATCTAGAGTCTCCTCTAAAAATACTTCTTAAAGAGTTATCTTTAATGTGTATTATTTCACTTGGTTTATACTCTATGTTTCTTTGTCCTGCGCTTAATGTATACTTATACCCTTTTACATAAGTTTTTGAATCTGGTATAATTTCTACATTTGACGCGGGAAGATGATACAAGTAAACGCCATCATAATAAATAAATGCGTTTCCTTCTATAATGAAATCCATTAAAATATTTCTACGAAACTCAGATACTCCCTGAAATTCGTTAGGTCTATAATTAAGTAGCATTCCTACGGACTTTCGTTTGATTGTCGCGAAACCTACAAAATCTAATTTGTCTTTTACATCAAAGTCAATCTCACTCGTAAGATTTACTACGAGGTCCACTCCTCTTCTAACAACTTCTAATTGTTCGTAAGCTAGGTTAAACTTTACTCCCAGTTTTGATGTGAGTACAGATGTTCCTGCTTCTTCTGCAATAGCTGATTGTGAAGGATTAAGTTTCTCGTATACGTCGTTCGCAGTGAGGCTTCTATTGACGCCTAGAAAGCTTTCTTTAAAGCCCATTGCGTTTATCCTTTTGCTTTTGAACCCATCTAGCTTGTTTATCTGCGGTAGTTAGCGCTGGATTTTTTCCATATATCTTATGCAACATTTCATGATGCTTTTTACATAAGCAAGCACCAAGAGTTATTAGTTCCTCTCGATGCTCTTTTATAAATTGATCTCGGACTAGCATCATTTCATCTACATTGTCTACCTTTAACTGTCGTTTTGCCGCCCACTTATTGTAAAGCTCTGCAAGACTGTTAAAGTGATGAAAGTGTAATTCTTCTGATGCGCCGCATATCTCGCAAGCATTTTTTACCGGGTATTGCGATTTTACAGCATCCCGGATATACTTGACTTCATAGCGTTTAAGCTCTGCCATATAATTTTTTCTCAGGTATTTCCATGAGCTCCGTATAGTATACCACACGAAAGTGTAGGTGTCAATAATTTTTTTACTTTTTACCTACGGTAACTACACCGTGTAGGTATAAATTGCATATCGTAAGGCATCAGCCATGTGAGAAGCATCATTATGCTTTGGCTTTTCTTTTTCAAGACCTTCTGTCTCTTTCCACTGATACTGGTCAAGAGAAGCTAGTAGCCTTACACACTTTGGATCTACAATTAATTTTTTGTTATCTATCACGCGGCCCACAGCCGCGATGCCATCGTTCACACTTTTCTTCGCACCTATGGTAGCAATTTCGTGTTCCATCGCCCAATCGTACCGAGTCTGAGCTGCAGCGTTATCTATAAATATAGCTGATACGTTATATTTTTCTTCTAACTGTTTTACTGCAGTTGCATGTTTTGCTGTAGTTCTTTCTGCGCTGTAGTATTCATCAAGTGCGTAAAAAGTACCAGTATCGTAATCGTAGGCTAGCACAATTGCTGCAGTTGGATCTTTAAATCCAATGTCTATTCCCATTATTACGTCCATCTGCCAGTGTTGTAGTTCTGACAAATCTTTACATGACGTTTCAACATCGAAGTCCCAGACTTTGCCTTGGTACACTGTAAAGTCAGCATAATACTCTTGGCGAAACTCTGGGGATGACATAGTACTTCTTGCTTCAAGTATGTCTGCTTCGTTAGCTCTTGGATTCTCTCTCCAGTCCGAGTGTATTGAACACCACTGAG